CGACGTCTATCCACCCTGGGCAGGATTGCCCGTCAGCGACGTTTAGAGGCCGTCTGGGAGGCGTTGGAGGCAAGGTGGTAGTGGTGGTGCTGGTGGATGCCACAGGCCGTTTGGAGGGCTGTTGTGGGGCTTCTGCGGCCATGGCTGGGACGAGTCCGAGGATGGCTATGAGGGTGAGGGTGAGGGTTGCGGTGAGGGTTCGCATGAGGTGACCTTTCGTGGGTGTGACCGCACAGCCAAGGAGGGAAACTGTGCGGGGTAGTCAACTCGTGACGCCCGCCGAGGCCGAGGACTTACCGTCCGTCAGCCTAGTGGACACCTCCTTGTGATGTCTAAGTCGAACCCTACCTGAGATCGGTTCGGCTCACTACCTGGGTATTTACGACCATTCCGATGGGGATGCAGAGGACTCCGTCGCAGGAGTCGTCGGCTCCGATGGATTGGACGATGACGATGTGTCCGGGTTTGCGGTCGGGGAGTATCCATCCGGCTGTCCGTACGACGTATGGGTCTTGGTCGAGGTTGTCTAGGTCTTGCCATTCTGATTCGGCGTGGGCGTCATGCCATGTCACGATGCCGAGGGTTGCTTCGTTTAGGAGAGCCATACGACGTACTCTGCGGTGACGCTGCCTCGTTCAGGGTTGATGAAGTGGAGGCGTTGGGATGGTTTGCCGGTGGCTGCGACGAACTCCTTGGCGTAATCGGAGTCTGATTCGATGCTGCCAGAGACGAACACTCGCCCACCGTTGGCGAGCGTCATAGTGATGTTCTGGTGGTAGTGGCCCATGTAGCAGTCGTCGAAGTCGGGGATGACGCCTGATGCCCAGGCGTTGACTTTACGCATGATGCCGAACGCTGGGACGTTCCCACCGAAGCTCTTGATTTCGTCTCCGTGGACCAACAGGACTCGATACTTGCCGACGGCGAACTGTTGATACCAGCCGTCGGAATGTTGCCAGATGGCGGGGAGGTCGGTGGTTCGGTCTTGAGCAATCTTGTAGGCCATCCGGTCGGCGTTGTCCCCGGCGTAGGTGCCGTCCCCGTAGCGCCCTAAGCGTCCGTGGTTGCCCCATTCGCAGACGATACGCAACGGCTTGGCGAAGTTCGCCTGGAGTGTGCGCACCATCCGTTCGATGAGTCGAGCGGTCTCAAAGAGCTGCTCGAACAGGTGGGCTTCAATCTCCCACACCTGCGAGGCGAACACGTTGCCACCGCCTTCCACCATGTCGCCACCTAACATCAGCACGCATTCATCGACCGGGTGGTCTTTGCGTTGAATCTCGGTGAGGCTGATGACTTTGTCGGTGAACTCGGCGATTCGCCGATCAGCGACCGCAATGTTGTAGGACGACGTCTTCTTGCCTAACTGCCAGTCGGTGGCGTGAACCAATGCGACCTCATGCCCTTTACGTCGCTTATCCACGGCAGGGCGCTTGACAGCGAGTCCTCGCCCAGATGCCTTAGCGGCCTCATAGGCGGCCTGATAGATGGCTTGGACGATGTCGTCGGTTCGTCGTTTGTTTCGGGCTGCTTCTCCTTGCGCCTTTTTGAGGAGGCGTTGGAGTTCGTCAATTTGTGATTGTTCTTCATAGGCGTTCATGAGTCCTGAATCTCCGTGCGGATACGAGTCAACGCTGAGTAAGAGATGGAGAACCCTTGGTTCTTGAGTACCCGGTGGATGACGGAGGTGGCGATGCCGACATCTCGGCACGCTTTCTCGAAGTCTTTCCATCGGTCGCCGAGGAACTCACGGAGGCGTGAGTCGGCTTTGTTGGCGTTAGGACGCTTTGCGGCTTCCTGTTTTACTGCGTCGAGAAACTCTCCCATTCGTGGTCCCTCCTGTTAGGTGCCATTCAATGTGTGAATCCACCTTACCCTCGACCCGTTCCATTGTGTTGGATACCCGGTTGAGTGCGTCCATGACCTTGGCGTGGTCGGCGTGATTCTCCCGGCGAAACTGCTGGATGACGGCCACGATGATCGAGGCAACACCAGCCACTACTGCGGTGAGGAGGAGCGCCCAGCCTTGGTCAAGCATTGTCTTCTGCTGGTTTGTTGGCGAGCCATTCCTTCACAGCATCTGGCACGTTGTCTCCGCAGACGTACCTGATGTGCCACGGCTCGCTCTGGAGTTCCCATGAAAATCCGAAGCGTTGAGCATTGGCGAGCAACCAGTCAAGTCTCTTGCCGGACGCATTAGCAATGTCAATGGCGACACCCCAGTTGTGCATGCTGGTACCTGGTACCGCCATCGGCGCCATGCCCTTCTTCAGGTACCACGCCTCGCCTTTGTAGATGCGGGTTTCTGTTTCATCAACTTCTTGTTCGGTGTGTCGGTGTATCGCTGATAGAAGCCATACTCCTGAGTTTCCAGACTGCGATAAGTGTCAGCCTGCGAGGTTGGTGAGAGGTCAATGCCTTCTGCATTGGCAGCCGCATCCATCGCCTCATAGCAGTCGGCAGCGAGGTGATGCAGTCTGCCTTTGCCTTCGATGGCACGAAGGAGGTTGGCTGGAATCTCGCCGGGTTTGCATCCCTTGAGGTCGGAAGGGAAGACGACCTTGACGATCGGGAACGGCTTGGACATTACTTCTTGCCGTTGCTGAACGCTTCTTTGATTTCGTCGCTGGTCAACTCACCATCGGTCGATGCCGAGGCGAGCTTCTGGACGACTTCGAGGACGGCCATGGCACCAGCCAAGATTGCTGCCTTGCTGACGGAGACGCCGATGACTGCTCCGCCGGTGACGGCTGGGAGTGCTCGTGCGAGGAACAGCGAGAAGAGTCGCTGACCTAGGTCGAGGAAGCGTGCGATGGTTGCATTCTGTTTGATTCCCATGTCAGTTGTCATCTCCATCTCCCTGTGTTGCTGTTCCTGCCAAGTGTAGTGCGAGTGAAAGGAATGTGAAGAACAGCGCCCAGTTCTGGATGGGTCCAGAGAGGGTCATGATGGTGATGGCTGATGCGCCGAGGGTGAAGCCGAGCGCAAGTATTTCATGCCCGATTTTCTTGAACATCACCTATCTCGCCTACGCAGGCTCGTGCCGACGGCAACAAGTGTAGAAGACACGGCGACGAGTGTCCTTCGTTCATCGACCGGGATGGTTGAGCCGATCATCACATAGGAGTCGAACAGTCCGCCGAATACGTTGATGGCCGACTCGAATGCCTTGCGTACTTTCTTCGGTGCGTCTTGGACGGCGTCAACGATTGCTTCGGCGTCGGTGACGGTGAGTTCCTCGACGTCAATGGTCTCAAAGATTGCCTCAGCCTGTTCCTCGGTGATGACCGCCAACACTTCTGCGCTGGTGGCAAGTTGCGTTGCCTGCTCGGAGGTGGGTTGGGCAGCCAGGACGGTTGCGACAGCTGCGACAATCTCGTCGGCTGGGAGATCGGCGACGTCTTCGAGCAGGGTTTCTATGGCTGCGTCAACCTGTTCTTCGGAGAGTACCGTTTCAGGTTGTGGTTCTTCTTCTGGCTGTGGCTCTTCTATTGGCTCCGGGAGTGTTGTGGTTGTGGGTGCTGGTTCGGTGGTTGTTGATTGAGGAAGCTCAGGCTCGTCTGGCAGAGTCGTCACGGGAACTGGATCAGGAGCCTGCGTCGTAGTCGTCTCCTCTGGTTGAGAGGAAGTTGTAGTCGTTTCTGGTTCCGGCTCGGTAGTCGTCGTGGTGGTCGGTTCGGGTTCGGTTGTGGTGGTTGTGGTTTGGGTTGGCACATAGACCGTGGTGGTGGTCGTAGTGGTAGTGGTAGTGCTAACAGGTTCTTCAGTCGTTGTGGTGACCTGTTCGGTGGTGGTGGTGACCTGCTCGGTGGTAGTGGTGACTGGCTCGGTCGTGGTGGTGACGGCCTCAGTCGTGGTGGTGGCTGGTTCGGTGGTGGTCGTGGGTGAGGCAACCTCGTTGCGGGTGAACGCTTCGTCGGGGACGATGGCCCAACCTGTCTCGTCGATGTTCCAGGCCAGCATGTAGCACGCTCCGCCACCCCACTCAAAGAACCAGCCGTCCAACGGTTGTGAGCCGGGTTGGACGTTGAGGGCGACTTGTTGAGACCATGAGCAGCCTTTGAGATTCCATGTGCCGAACTCTGTCCCAGCGATGTTGATGGTGCCACCGTCATCGGCTGCGACCATGAAGCGGATGGTCTCGTGTTCGGGGATGGTTATGTATCCGGAGTAATGAACCATGAAGAAGTCCCATCCGCAGGATTGGAATGGTTCACCGTTGAAGTTGCGGTTGATGTTGTTCTCTATCTCCGATCCGCACGTCGGATAGAGGTCGTCACTTCGAGTTGGTATCTCAATCGGCTGATACTTGTACCCAGTGGCGTTGAGTCCAGGCAACGGTTCGGCTTGCGCCTGGTATGGCCAGAACGCAAAGAGAATGGCGGGGAGCGCAATCAGCGCCCGCTTCACACCTCGTCGATTGGCGGTGCTATGAACTCGTCGGCATCAGCATCATAGAGCCAGCCGACACCGCAGTATCCACGACCAGAACCATCTTGGAAACACTCAATCCAAAGTGATGCATCACCATAACGCTCAGGGTTGGCCGTCAAGAACTCCCAAGTCACAACACGAACATCGGTGACGATGCCGTTCTCAACCTTTGCAAAAGTTGGTGCGCTCATACGCGGAACCTGACCCATACTTTGCCTGCTGCGCCAGCACCACCACCGACGTCGAAGTAGCTTCCGCCGCCGCCTGAGCCTGCCGTAGTAGCCGCATTTCCAGTTCCGCTCGTCTTACCTGCGACGCCTCCAGTCCCGGCTGCACCACCGGTAGTTTGTGCGCCACCGCCACCGCCTGCCGCGATGTTATCGGTGGTTGCGCTAGTTCCCCACGACGAGACGTCTATGCCGTTGCCACCTGATCCGCCAACTCCGGAAGCCGCATTCCCGCCGACTGATGCATAGCCTCCGCCTCCGCCTGCGCTGTTGCTAAATGCGCTAGTGCCACCGTCATTGCCGAATGTTTCATCTACCGATTGCCCTACAGGAGACAACGAAGCATTACCGTTGCCACCACCCGAGCCGCCATCGCCTGCAGTTGGGGTCGCACCAGAGTTATTACTTCCCGATCCGCCTCCGCCAGCGCAAGCACTAACAACGCTGCCGATGTACGAAGCCGCACCAGGGTTGCCAAAGTTAGCGCCACCAGCACCACCAGCACCAACATCGACAGCATAAGTGCCAGCCGCTAGATAAATCGTCGTCGTGCTAGCGAATCCGACAAGCGCACCAGCGCCACCGCCACCACCTGCAGTTGAACTCGTGCCTCCGTTCCCACCACCGCCGCCTCCACCGCCGCCGACCAATAAGACGTCGAATAGTCCAGCTCGTGAGACGACGAGGTTATCGTCGGTCGAGAATGTAAGCACGGTGTAGTTGATTCCGCCGACTGTTCGAGATGCCGACGATCCGCCGGTTGCTACACCGTAAGTTGCGCCACCGCCACCACGAAAAAAGATTGCTGCTGACGCACTGGTGAAATAAACGACTCCGCCCTCCCATTGCGCCAATGTCGGTGCTGTACCTACTGAAGAATTGAGAGTCAAACCAGCACCAGCTGAGACGGTGATGGTGCCTGATCCAATCGAATGCAACCACACTGCATCACCGGCATTGAACGTGCTGTTCGGTACGGTGACGGTTCCGGCGGTTGACATGTTCATCACTTCTCGTGTGCCTTTGTCGGCTGCGACGAGTGTGTAGTTGGCGGTTTGTGTAGAGACCGACATGTTGAAGTCGTTGGTTTGCAGATCGTTCATCTGCTGTGCGGTGAGCACCTGTCCACTGGTGAAGGTTTGCTTGGCCATACGGATGCCTATGCTAGCCCAACATTCGCATCGTCAAGTTCCGACGTGTTGAGGATGAATTGGGTGAGGAGTTGGGCTTGGCCGAGGCCGAGTCGGATGCGGTGTGAACCTGGTGTGATGTCGTGGGCGAGGTTCTCGATGTACATGGTTTTGGTGACGGTGGTTGGTGCGCCGGTGGTGTAGGTCTTGGTGATTTCTACGAGGTCGCCGATGTCAAGGATTGAGACGGCTTGGGCGTTGGTAGCGGAGAGGCCGTTGAGGATGACGCTCATTTCGTTGAAACGCACGACCGGGTCTTTGTACTTCGCCAACAGGTTGGCTGCGAGCGTGTCGCCTGCTGCTTGGGTGTTGAGTGGGATGTCGCTGAGGCTGAGTGTGTTGACGCCGAACTCGGTGGTGGAGGTGGTGTCGACTGCGGTGGAGACGGCGAATCCTTGGACGCCGACTTGGACTCGGTTGTAGAGGGTTTCTGCTCCGTAGCCGACGGAGAGTTCTTGGTAGGCGATGACGGTTCCGGCTGGGGTGTCGGAGAACTTGATGTCTGCGGTGTCGAAGGAGAACGAAATCCTCGGCTGGAAGACTGCTGTCCCGCCACGGTTCACGAAGAATCGTCCGTCCTCAGCCAACACGACTGCGTCGATGGCTGACTTGACGTTGTCGTTGGCGTCGTAGGCGACGGTGCCGACGGTGGCCACACCCGTTGCGATACTGCGGGTCGCTGTCGAGTAGGCGACTTCGGGTCGATCGAGGATGGCTGAGACTCGTGCGGAGGTGAGTTGGCTGGATGGGTTGAAGGCGGTGAGGTTGGTGCGACCAAGCGTGGAGAGATCGTCGACGCAGGTGACGATGGCGAAACTGTTGTCCGGCTGCTGATAGTCAATGTCCAAGTCGTTCACACGACCAACGAACAACGGCTCTTGTCCTGCCGTCCCACCGTAGACCTGGACGAAGCGTCGTGGGGCGATACCGTACCCGTCCTGCACGAACGGTGAAGCCGTGTTCGCCGGATCAAACGAACGCCCAGAAGCCTTGTCATCGAGCACGATGGTGGCTTGACCGACACCCATCGTGTCCAACTGTGTTGCACGACCACGACGAATCGACACACTCGTCACATACTGAGTGACGTCGGCGAAGTACGTTGACCCGTCGAGTACGTCGGCTCCGTTCAGCGTGGAGGAGTCAAGGATGAACTCGTCCTGGGGTAGCCCGGTATCGAGCATAACCTTGTACGTCTGACCCCAAATGGCTGTCTTGGCCATCGGCTACACCATAAATTTGATTTCACCATAGACGCGCTGATAGTCACGCAGATACTCGTAGATTTCCTGACCGACCTGCGCACCATTCAACACACCCGACTGCACAATGATGTCCACCTTCGTCGTCCCATTCACACCAGGAACACCACCAGCAGGTGAACCACCACCCACCGCAGGCACCACAGGAACCAACCCCGTCACAGGATTCTGACCAGCAATCTTCGGGAACGCAGCCGACACCTGAGCCAACGCCGCCAACGCAGTCTGATACTCCTCCAACGCCTCACGCTGATCGTCAATCGCCTCAGTCAGATTCTCAACAGCCTCACGCTGATTGTCCTGCGCCGAACGCACCGCATCCAAGAACGGCACCAACTCCTCATCACCAGCACGCAACCCTTCCGTGCTAATACGCAACTGGCGACGAGCTTCATCCAAATCCAACGTCTCCTGAATGACACTGTCCTGAGCGTCAGCCACCGAGAACTGAGCCTCAGCCAAGTCAATCTCAGCCTTCCGAATGTCATCAGCCGTCGACTCCCCATCGGCACGAACCTCAGCCAAACGACGCTCAGCATCACGCACCGCAATGACCGACTGCTCCACACCAAACTTCGAGCGGGCAACCCCACGCTCAGCCGCAGCCACACGACGCTGAGCAGCCTCAATCGAAGCCGGGTCGCCACCCATCTGAGCAGCAGCCAACTCCTCCTGGGCTTTGTTCAAGTCCTGATTCGCCTGCAACACAGACTGCTGAGCCTTCGCCACACTCTGCTGACTACGACCGTAGGCATCGGATGCCGACTTGGCTGACTTGGCCGCCGAACTGTACTCCTTCAACTTCTGTTCAACCGTCTTGATTTTCTCTCCGGCTTTCCCCGCCTTGCCACCAGCCTTCTCGGCCTCATCACCGAAGTCGGTGATAGAACCCTTGGCACGGATCGCCGCATCCTTGTTGGCCTGCAAACGACGCTCGACCGTATCCAACGGACCTTTCGCCATGATGTCAAGTTTCTTGGCTGCGTAGTCAACATCTGCACCGAACTCGGCGAATGCCGCATTCATTCCTTCCTGAGCCTGCTTCACCATTCCCTGAATCGAAACGATGGGCTTACCGAACGCAAGGAACGCACGAACTGCGTCAATCCCTGCGAACAACGGAGCCAACGCACCAACAATCCCATTCAAGAATGAGAAGATTCCGTTGCCAATGGACTGAATCTGAGCCAGAACTGCTTTGCCCATCTCACCGAACGCAGCCACGAAGTACGCCAACCCTGCTCGAACACCCTGGCTACGGAACTGGTCAATCGCCAACGACACCGCAGGGATGAGACGGTTCGTCAAGAAGTCAACGACCTGTGTGACGACCGGGAGCAGGATGGTTCCGAACTGTTCCTTCAATTCTTCGACTGCGATACCGAATGCACGGAATCGTCCAGCCGCCGAGTTCGCCTGCACCTCAGCCTGACCCTTGAACGTGTCAGCCAAATCACCCACAACCTTGTCAAAGTTCTTCGTCTTGACAGCGTTCTGATCCAACGGAACACCCAGACGAGTCAACGCCGTGAACTGACCTTGGCTCGCACGAGACAAGGCGATAGTCACCGACTCAAGGTCACGGCCAGTACCGGCAGAGATGTCCAACGCCACCTGCAACAACTTCTGCGACTGAGTGAAATCACCCGTCGCACGAATCAGGTTGCCGAACGCCGGACGAAGCTGGTCATCCGCAACCGCCGCCGACTTCGAGAACTGAGTGATGAGGCGTTCAGTTTCCTCACGCAGAATCTCCGACTCACCAAACGTCGTCTTCAACGTCTGGGCAAGTTTCTCCTGAGACTCAGCATCCTCAGCAGCAGCCTTGATGGCGAACCCAGCAGCAGCGGTGACCGCACCAAACGCAGCCGTACCAGCAATCGAGATGGTCTTGAACGACGGCAACAGGGCCGACAGTTTCCCACCCAAACCCTGAGAACCGAAAGTCGCATTGGCTTGACCTTGAACCTTGTTGAACGCCGAGATGACCTGCTTCGGATCAGCAAGAAGCTTGACAATGAAGTTGCGCTCAACGGCCATGAGCGCCGATTCTACTTGACTAGAAGACCATGTCTTTCGTGAGCTCTTTCCATTCGCTGTACAGACGACGATGAATCTCGTTCTGCGTCAAACCAGCGAACCGTGACAAGTCCTGCGGTTCACTCCACCATTCCTCACGCAACGCACTCAACACCTTCGGTCGACTGCTTTGAGCAGCCTTCGGCATTGACGACACCACCATTCGAGGCGGAACGAACAACTCACCCAACTCAGCATCCAAGAACTCGCCATGCCCATACTTCCGAGACGACCAATCAAACCGTCCGACCGGATGCTGAGGCAGATAGAAGATGCGTGCAGGGTCCTTCGTGGCTGGGTCGCCAACGACGTTGATGCGTTCATGCAACCGAGTCCACACCTCTGCCCAACGATGGGCAGGAACCGGGTCTTTGAGCGGTAGCACCAAGTGCCAGTGTTCATCGTTCGGGCGATGCGACCATGTGGTGTAGGCGAACCATTCCAATCCATCCAACCGAGCGTGGTCAAACGACTCACCGTCCATGTCCACCACGAGACAGGTGACAGCCTCGACGTTGCGGTTGCTTCGTGTGGTGCCTGGTGCGTAGATAACTGGTGACCACAGCGCACGCTGATCCTTGCGTCGGGTTTCCTTACGGATGCACAGACGAGACCACAACTGCACCCACGAACCAGCGAACGGCTTGGGGACGACAGACTTGACGTAGTCGAACCTGACGGCACGGACGTTGTCCAACTGAACTTCTGGGAACATGGCGGGCTCCTTACTGGTCAGCGTAGCGTCAGGAAGCCCCAGCCGCAAGCTTCTTCAACACGAGGTCAATAGCCGACATGTACTCCACGGCAATCTTCTCCTTATTGTCCCGAACGGCCTGCCAGAAGAAATACCCTTGACGGCCACGATGACGCAAGAACTGTTGGGTCGTCGGACGTCGACGACCACCGAACTCGGCACCGAAGAACACGTCACCCATCGTCACCTTCGTCTTGCGCTTACGGTTCGACCGGGACGCCGATACATAACCACGCTTGGAATCCAACTTGATGGTCGGGATGCGATCATGTCGAGCACGCAACCCATTCACCACAGCCTGAGCCTGAGACCTACCCGATGAGCCTGGACGTTGCGCACCATGAGGAGGTTGCCCAGCAGCATTTGACTTGGCTGCATCCACCACGAAATCGGCGACAACCTGAGCAGCTTTGCGCATCTCAAGATTGAACTGAGGTGAAGCCTGCGATGCCTCACGCAAGAACTGCAACAACCCCGGTGCAACGAACCCCACCTCTTCACCACGACCCAGCGTGTATCTTCCAGATGATGTTGCCATGTCACCGATTGTACGGTGTCGGGTTCATCTTGACCGCCTTCCAGCGAAGGTAGGCCGACATCGTGTACAGCATTCGTGGGGATTCAGTCAGCAACACTGACGGGGCGATGCCCGTCTCGACCGCCAGATAGGCGATCAGCCAGTGGGCTGACTGCTCTCCAAAGGGACGAGCGGTTCCTCACCCGTGTCAATGTCGATACCTTCAACGGTTGCACACCAGTCATCGAAGCCGAGTGTGGTGACCTTGCGTCGTTTCTCTGAGTGCCATGCAAACCATGCAAGGTCACGGGTCTTGAGGTTTGTCTCGATGTTGGACATGGAGACATTGTGGACTTCTTCGTATTTGACGAAGTCAGCGAACTCGCATAGTGCTTTGCGTTGTTCGGTCGCCGTCTTGACGATGAGCGCAATTTTCATTTGTACCTCCGCAGGGTGAAGTGGTTAGAATTAGGCGACGTTGCTCTTGGTGATTGCGCCCGAGATCGGGAACGTCACGTCTGCGGTGGCGAGTTCGCCGACCGCGCCGTTGACTGGCGTCCATTCGGTGACGAGCACTGAGAATGTGTAGCTTGGTCGGGTCGTGCCAGCTGGCGTGCCGTTGGGACGAATCACGCAGGTGACTGCGGTCGAGCCAACGAGCGGGAAGAAGATTCCGTCGATGGCGTTGTAGTCGTTGTGGATGCTGAACGTGACGGAGTTGTCAATGAGACCAGACACTCGTGTCACGGCAGACGATCCGAAGGCAGTGGTCGCAACTTCAGCAGCCGTGGTGGACAGCGTGACCGATGCGACATTGGAAGAAATGTCGGTGCCGTTGAAGGTGATGTTTGCGTTGTTGAGAACCAACTTTGCCATGACTATTTGTCTCCTGCCTTATCGGCCTTTGAGGATTTCTTAGATTCTTCGACTGGCGTCAGGATACCTGCACCAATCAACAACTCTACATTGTCGATGCCTGTGCCGTCCACATGTCCACCCGGCTCAACGCCAGTGACCGAGAACGGCCCAGAAACGAGATATTTCGCCATTGTCTAAGCGTACACCGTGACCTTGAAATCCATCGTCAGATACAGCGTGTCGTTGGCGTCAATGTTCGTGAAGTTCCCTGCCGAGTTCACAATCAAGTCATCGCACACACCACCGAGGGTTCGGTCTGCTTCGATGGCTGCACGCAACGATTGTGCGCCAGAGAATGCGGTGTACTGATCCAACGCATCCTGAGCCGTCCGCTCAGACGCACGATTCACCACGATGGTGACGGTGAAGTCCATGACCACACCACCGCTGCCCATGCCTGTCTGGTGGAATCGAATCTCATCTAACGTCGGCCATGCGAACGGAGGGTTCACCTGGTCAGGCTGATAGTCGAAGGCTCGTAGTCCGGGGACGGTTTGGATGGCGGACTTGAGTCCGTCTTTGACTTGTGCCGGTGTTGCGGGCATTAGGCGAACATCCGCATTCGTCGATACGGCTCAACCAACTGAGCCATGTCAGGGTCAAGGAATCGAGAAACACGGATAGCACCCAAGTCACCAAACCCAGCCACACCCAACGGTGAGTCGTACCGCTTGAAGATGCGTGACGCCTGAATGATGCAGGCTTGAGTGATCGGGTCTGGCACAGTCGCCCAACCCCAACGGGCAGTCACCTGAACGAGAGCTTGTTCACCGTAGTTCGCATTGACAGTCGGGAATAGATAGTTGCCAACTGCACGAATCTTGTCATAGGACCAAGTGAGTCCGTCCAAGATTCCGTTCAACGGTTCCAACTGGTAGTCGCTCGTCGCCCACGTCGTATCGAAGTTGCCGTCAGCAAACGACGAAGTCTTCAACACGAACCCGGTCGTCGTATAAAAGTCATCCACATCACAGACGAACTCGGTGTTGGCTTGGAACACTCGTGGCGTAGCCGACGCAGCAGCCCAGAACTGGCGATTGCAATACCCGTCAATGAGACGAGAAGCTGCACCAGCACAGTTGTCAATCAGCGTGTCATCAAGCGTGTCAGCCGTGCCGATACGCAACGCCGCCTTGATTTGCGCACGACTCGCATAGAGATTCTCATTGGCCATACTTGCTCAATCCTACTTGCCAATGAGCCACTGATTCCCAACAACCTCCACCTGCACACCCAACGACTCAGCAAACCTGTACACATCATGGCGAACCGCAGGCCAATCCAAATCATCACCCATCAACAACCCGCCCTTCACCAACAAATCCCAAGCAGTCATCAACTCCAAGAACGTCTCATCCTGCTCGTGAGCCGAATCCACATACACCACATCCGGGCGATACCCAGACACACGCTCCAACACACGCATCCCCACAATCCCCGTCGCAGGCAAAGGCGTGATGACATCCTCAAACCCGGCATCCTTCACGTTCGCCAAGAACCGTTGCCGAATCGTCGGCGCACCATTCATCAACCCAAGAAACCGCCACTTCCCTTGACGCACCAAATCCTGCTCCCACGCCCACATGTTCACATCACCCGTGAACGGATCAACACACACAATGTCCACATCCTGACCGAGACGCTCAGCCACCCGTGCCACCAGCAACGCCGACCCACCCAACATCGAACCCACCTCAACCCAATAGCAAGGCTGACGTTCACGCAACACCCGCTCCACCAACGACTCCGAGAGATGGGTGTGCGGATACCCGTTATCTGATGGGCCTGCGTCCGCATACACATCCTGCGAACCGAACAACACGCCACGAATCTCCCGACCAATCAGCCCCATGTTCCCTTGAACTTTCTCAAATAGTCGTTCTCCAACACCATGTTCCTGCGCCCATGATGCTCGACGAATCCCACGTTGCGTGAGTCCCGAAACTCTGGGAACACCACCGGCACGTTGCCTGCCGCAGCCGCATAGCCACGAGTCCATTCCACCTCAGCCTGAATCGAATCACGTTGCGTCACCGGCGAATACAACTCCACCCGGCTGAGATGTTCCCGTGTGTAGATACCCATGTACATCCCGAAGATGCCTGGGTCATCCGTGACCGACACCGAACCCTCATGCTCGAACATGCGGTCGAAGAACGCCTGGTCTTTTACCACCACCGAATCGTGCAGAAACAAGAACCGATCCAACTGCGTGTTCTCATACAGCCATTTGATTTTGCCTAACTCCCACGTCCCACCCTGACGCAACACCAATACCTCACGCTGAATGCTCGCCAAACATTCAGCCAACCACGCCTCACGACCAGGAGTCGTGGCCACCACCACCGTCTCTTTCAATCCCATCCCAACTCCAGACGACGATTCAAGTCCCAATCCAACGGCAAATCCTGTACCATGCGCTCCTCAAATAGACGACGGTTCGCATCGAACGTCGCCTGATTCCGTTGCTGAAACTGAGGGCTGGAACGCAGGGTGCTGGAGTTCCGATGGTAGACGGCAGCCGACGAACGCACGATGTCTACGCCTTTGCGTTGCGCACGAACTTCATAG